AAGAATCAACAGCAATTTAACGCCTACGTTCAGGAACAGGCGCAGAAAAGCTTTGGGATGGGAGTTCCTCTTGGCCCTACCGGCAAGCCTGTCACCGTGGGACAGCAATCGGAAATGTATGGGCAACCTATTCCGCAAGTTGGGGGAACTGCTCAAAATCTAGCTTATAATCCAGAATTGCCTATTTTGCTCAAACAACAGCATGCTCCCGGAGAAGGTCTCGCGGCAGGTTTGAGTCATCTTTTTACTGTTCCCGGAGTTCTGGCCTCTTCCGTGTGGGATAGTCTTACTGGCACGCAACCCGGTTCTACGGCCTTAGATAAGGGCTTGGCCAAGGTTCAGCAGATGCAACGTAATGTGACCGCAGAAACCCCTTCAGGCGTTGGCGGCTTTGTGACTAATACTGTTCCGGAGATGGTCGGCAATGTCGGTTCCATGGTGCTTGGTGGCGGTGCAGGAGCTTTGGGCAAGTTTGGACTTCGCGGAATGGCAGGTTTTGCCGCTGCTGATGCGAGCCAAGAGACTTATCATAATGCTTTGAATGAAGGAGCTACTCCAACTCAAGCTTTGCAATCCGCTGGCGTTTCCGCTGCCGTGACGACAGGAGAGTTCTTAGCGTTTGACGGAGTTTCTCAGATAGCAGGGAAGCTTGCCTTTGGTGAGAACGCAGGACGCTTTGCCGCTGGAACCTATCGCCCTACAGTTGGAGAAGCCTTGAAGTACGTGGCTGCTGATGCCGCCGGTCTGGGAGGACTTGGGGCCGTTGGACAGGTTGCTGAGAATGCTGCCGACAAAGAAATTTACGATCCCACTCGCGAACTTACCCAAGGCGCGACTGATGCTGCTCTAGGTCAGGCATTCTTTTCCATCGTTCATTTGCCTACGCTGATGAAAGCCTTTGCGGGCAATGCGACTCGAATCAAAGAAGCTGGTAATACTCAGGTTCAGGCCCAAGCCAATCTTGACCTTGCAACCAAGTCGGGTGATGCGACAGCGATTGCCGATGCTCAAGCCAATGTTGATCGCGCCAAGCAGGATTATGCGGACTTGCTGAAAAAGACGGCGGCGAGTGCCGAGCCCGTTACTGTTGGAGAAATCCAAGATGCTACGGCAATTGCTTCTGGCGAGAAACCAGCACCAGGAGCTAATCCCGTTGACGATCTTAATTCCGATTTGGAGAAGGAACTTTCCACCGACCCCGAGAAACCCGTAACTGAGGCAACCAATGAAGCACCGCAAGAACCGGAAATACAACCCGCCAGCGTTGAGCAACCCGCTTCCGATACCGGAACTCCCGAAGGTCAAGCTGTGGAATCTCAGCCTGTTGCCGAGCCCGGGACTTTGCCGGAAGGTGAAAGCCCTGCTTCTGTTGCAGAACAACCCCAAACTGAGGTTGCCCCTCCCGTAGATAATACGGTTCCAGTTGCCGAAGATACACTCGAGCAATCGACCTTGCGTCAGCGCATTGTGTCTGCCGTTGGCAATGCTCTTCCCAAAACAGCTAAGATAGTCTTTTCGACAGAGCACGAGAATCCCGCTTGGGCCGATCCTTCGCAACCGGGCGAGATTTTTGTTAACCCCGAGGTTCTGGGCGATGTCCTGAAACAGTCTGATGAAGGCTTCAAATCCACCAATAACGGCGATGAATTTATTCGTCGTTTAGTGCAACAAAAGTCAGGTGAAGAAGTCATCCATAACGCGCAGCACAAGATTCGTGATCAGCATGACTTGGAAGCCCTGCACGATTCCATCCCGGAAGAGGAACGTCAAAAGACGATTGCCAAATATGGCAATGATTCAATTGATGCCAGCAAGGGAACGAGCCCCGAAGATATAGCTGACCGCAAGAAAGCTTTTGTCGAGGAACATGCTCGACAAATAATCCAACGCAAGGCCCTTGGAGAAACGACAGAGGACGTCTTTAGCGAATTAGCCAAAAAGAATCCAACCGCCAAGGATAACCTCGTTCGCTACCTGAAAGCCCTCTACGAGCGCGTGAAGGCCCATTTAAGCACGTATGGCGAGCATCCTGAATTAAGGCAGTACCTTAAGAATATTGAGGCCGTCCTGAAGGATGCAGGAGAATCTGCTGAACCTGCAAAGGAACGCGGTAATTTGACTTTTGCCGCCCCCGTTCGCGAAGGTTTCTTCTCCCAACTCGAAAAGACCGTTGACGAGAAGATGCCGAACAAGGCATCAGCCGAACAGATTCGAGGATTGCTTAAGGGCAATGCCGTTAAAGACGATGAACTCAAATGGAGCGGCGTAGATGACTATTTGAAGGAGCATCCTACGGCCACTAAATCCGAGCTTCAATCTTTCTTAAAAGAGGAAGGTAATGTTCATTTTCAGACGTTACGCAGTGGAGATTCATTTAATACTAAGTACGATTTCCTTCAAAATAAAGGAGGTAGAAATTATCGTGAGGAAGTTTTCACTTTTCCTAAAGAGAAAGATTCCTATCGTTCTCCGCATTTTCCGGAATCTAATAACTACATTGCTCACTTGAGAGCTAACGATAGAACGGACATAGATGGAAAGGAAGGAACCTTCATAGAAGAGATTCAAAGTGATCGCGGACAATCTCTTAGGAAAGCAGATAAAAATGTAGCTTCGATGCCATTGTCCAAGACGTGGCAAGAATTTGTTGTTCGCAAGGCTTTAAATGAAGCCATCCGAGATGGAAAGGAATGGGTTGGATGGACTACGGGTAAAAACCAAGAGACGAGAACTCCAGAGATGCTTAGGGGCGTCATCGATGATATCTCGTGGAAACCCTCCAAGGATGGAAATTCCAGAGAAGTAACTGCAAACAAGGATGGAAGACAAGTATTTTCCGGAACTATTGATGATAAGGGAAATATTAAAAGCACATCACTTGATGTTGCAAAAGACAGGCATCTATCAGATGTCATAGGGAAATCCATGGCTAGCCGAATTACATCCGAAGAATCCGGCTCCATTAAAGGCAAAGATTTTGAAGTAGGTGGCGAAGGAATGAGAAAGTTTTACGATCAAATTATTCCACAATACGTTAAGAAGTATGCAGCCAAATGGGGCGTTAAACCAGAATTGTCAAAAGATTCCAATGGAAATGAAATCTGGAAACTCCCTATTAACGATGTCATGCGAAAGAGCGTTCAGGAGAATGGGCAACCGTTGTTTGCGAGTAAGCCAAGCGTCAAAGATGCCTTGAAAGAAACTGGCGGTAAACTTAAAGATCAGCTTTTTGGCATGCGCAAATACGGCGACTTGCAGCGGTCGGTTAACACCTTTAATGCCGATGAGCAGGTCAAGACTCAGACCATTGAAAAAGCAGTCAAGACTTTCCAGAAGGATATTCCGAACGCTACCCGGCGCAGCGGCATCTCGCATTACGTCGAGGCAGGTGGAGACATTAAGACTTTGGACACTTGGCAAAAGCAAGTGGAGGCCGCGCCTAAGAACGATGCCAATGAAGAATACATCCGGCAACTTGAGGCAGCTAAAACTCTGACTCCTGACGAAATTTCATGGGCCAATCGAATCAGCAAGAACTTTGCTCTGACACGAGACGCCTTGATTAAGTACGGCATTCCCGTTGGCGAGGTTCAGAACTACATAACCCATCTTTGGAAGCAGGATTCGACAGGGGATACGATTAGGAACTTTACCAGCCGTCCGCTTAAGCAGTCGTTTAAGTACGCTGGCAACCGTTCTGTGGCGACTTTCTTTGACGGATGGCGTATGGGGCTAGAACCAGAAACAACCGATTCCAGTGTGATACTAGGCCATTACATGAATGAGGCCTTGGGCATCCTCAATGCCCGGAAGTTCGTGGGCAATTTGAGTAAGGGCCAGATGCCAGACGGAAGGCCTATCGTCTCGCCTAATCAACAAGGTAAATGGATCGATGTCGAGAATCCCAAGGGCAAAGCTAGGTTGATTCTGAAACCTTTCAAATGGGGCGAGCATCAGGATTACGATAGTCTGGATTTACCCGCCTTCACGAACTGGTATTACAACGGTGTCATTGACGGTAAAACGATATACGCAAAGGGTGACATGCAAATCCACCCGGATGCCCATACGCAATTTAAGCACATCTTTGAGCAATCGGCGTTCAAGAATTGGATGAAAAAGCGCGATACGAATACCGTCGCGAACATCGCTCGCAAGGCTACGGAAACCGTTTTGGATGATGCCCGGAAATGGATTAAGGGAACGCTTCTCGGCGGCTTTCCGGTCTTCCATATTCAGCAGGAAGCAACGGGCGCGGTGGGCTATGGCGTCAATCCGCTCAAGGACATGTTCGCTCATCCCCCGGATTTGAATGATCCGCAGTATTATGACATGGCCGCGCATGGTGTTCAGTTCTACGGAACGGAAACGAGCATGCGCAATTTCATGGAAGGGTTCAGCGCAAACAATTCCTTGCTTGTGGAGGCTTTGGAAAAGCTTCCGGGATTGAAAGACGCAGGAGGCAAGTATCTGGCAGCCTTGGCGAAAGACTCCACGGAATGGACATTCAAGAACTTCATTCCCCGGCTTAAGGCCAAGACCTACGAAAACATTCTTGCTCGCAATATGGTGCGTTTTGACAAGGAAATTAAGGCCGGAAAGTTGACCGTGGACGATGTGAAATATCGCTCTGCCTACGATACGAATAACGCTTACGGCCACTTGAACTATGCGGACATTCATCGTAATCCGACTTTTCAGCATTTGTTTGGGATGATGGCCCTTGCTCCCGACTTCTTTGAGGCTCGTGGGCGGCATGCGATCTCCGCTATCTCAGGTTTTACCGGCAGCAAAGCCAACCGCGAACAATTTCGATCCTTCGCTATTTTGGGCGGTGCGATGTATGTTTTGGCCCGCATTGCCAACTCTGCGCTTGACCCTAAAAACGATCCGCATTGGGAACCGGAGAACGCTTTCCGCATCGTGAATAAAGATCGCTCTTACATGATGCGATCCTATATCTCTGACTTTCAGGAGATGCTCTCCAATACACGCACCTTTGCCACAGGACGATTGAATCCAGTGGGACGCATCTTCCTCGAGGGAGCAAGCGGCGTGAACTATCGTGGAGAGAAAGTGGAAAGTGCAGATATCTTTCGGGATATGCTCGCGCAGACAGTCCCCATTCCGCTGCAATCCGTGACGCGCGGTCTCTCGGCAACGGGCGTCAATTCCCCCGTATCGCCCTTAGAGCAATTCATGGGAGCCTTGGGCATCAAAGTCGCTCGCTTCGTCCCCGCTCAACAAATCTTTCCTTTGGCCAAAAAGTGGGAAGAGGCACAACCTAGCTACAAAGTTGATCGCGGAGTTTATCCCACGAGTGCCTACACGCCCCTTAAATACGCCTTGGAAGACGCAGACTACGATCAGGCCAATAAGCTATATGAGGCTATGCTTGAGGACGCCAAGGGCAATTCTGCCAAGGTAAGCAAGGGCCTTGTGGAATCAATCAATCGCCCATTCACCGATAGCCGAGCCGATGACATGAAGTTTTACGAGTCTCTGAACGAACACGATAAACAAGTCTTTGATGCTGCGGTTGCCCGTCGAAAGCTACTTATTCAAAGATTCCAACAAATGCGAGCCAATGCCCCGAAAACCAATTGATAGGTATGATCGAATCTGGCCAACGGAATGGGACGATCTTCAGGTAGAGCTTTGGTGCTTTCGCCATCGCCTACCCGAGGAAGAGGGAGGCTTAGGGCGGTTGGGACACTATCAGGAAATCTGCAAGATACTTTGGCCCGATACAACCTATTCAGACTGGACGCATCGGCTACAGGAAGGGCTTTGCCGCTCGGGTGAAGTCATTTTCTCTGGCCCCGCTTCGGCAGGTAAATCATGGGAGATTGCCCGCTTTGCGCTTGTATGGATGTGGAGTGCGCCCAAGGGTGACTTTGCTGTAGCTGTGACCTCTACCAGCGTTCTGATGTCGCGCAAGCGTATCTGGGCTCATTTAAAGACCCTTTACATGGCGGCTCAGAAAACCGCAGAGGACAAGCTTGGCTATACGCTTCCCGGACATCTTCTGGACTCTTCTACTGAAATTCAGGCAACCAAGGGTGACAGTCAGCACGCTATTGCCATCGTTCCGGGTTCACAGAAATACACCAACGATGCCGTTACGAAACTCAAAGGCTGGCACGCGAAATATGTTCTAGTCCTTGCTGACGAATTGCAGGACATGACGGAAGAGGTCATCGATTCGTGCGCGAATCTTCAATCCGGTACGGAAGAGTTTAAGTTTGTCGGCACAGGCAATGGCTGCTCATGGATGAATACCATGGGCAAGGTGATGATGCCCAAGTCCGGAAACCCCGAGAGCGTCAATGTTGACATGGATGAATGGGAGACCGCCACGGGCGTCTGTATCCATTTCGATGGATTGAAGTCTCCCAACGTGCTCGATCCTGGCTCAGCGCCATGGAATCAATCTCAGGAGTCTATCGACAAGATCATCGCCAAGCATGGGGAAGATTCCATCCATTATTGGCAAATGGTGCGTGGGTTCCCGCCTCCTGACGATTCCTATAATGCTGTGGTTTCCGAATCACTCTTAATCAAATTCAACGCTCTTAAAACTCAGGAACTTGGCTTTGGATGGGAATGGTATGCTGCCCTCGATCCGGCTTTCGGTGGTGACGGTTGCGTGCTCAAATTTGCCAAGGTGGGAACCTTCATTCTGCCGGAAGGCGAATCGGCCCGAATGGGCATTGTCTTTGAGGACAAGATTGAAATCAAGACCGTGGCCAGCAAAACGCAGCCGATGGATTTCCAGATCGCAGAGCAAGCCATCCAATATTGCAAAAGTCGCGGCGTGAAACCTCGCAATTTCTCAGGCGATCAAACCGGTGTGGGACGCGGCGTCATGGCCATCATCAAGCAACAATGGTCAATGGAAGTCCACGGGGTTGAATTTGGCGGCGGCGCATCTGAATTGCCCGTCTCATCCATTGATGCTCAACGATGCTGTGATGCCTACTGGAATAGCGTCACAGAACTTTACTTTGGGATGCGGACTTTCGTCATGAACAATCAAGTTCGCGGCATAACGAATCAGATGGCGCGGGGCTTTGGTTGCCGCATTTACACGGTCAAGAACGGAAGAAGCCTTCTGGCCAGCAAACTCGATGCCCGAAAGATTCTGGGCCGATCCCCTGATGAAGAGGATGCTTCCGTGATGATCATCGATAACATGAGGAAACAGGGATACTTTGCCGGGCCTCTTGGATGGAACCAAGAATGGAGAGAGGCCGTTATGGAGGCTTCTAGCTTGGATGCAACTTATACAGCGAGCGATCCTATCCTTCTCGCCTAAAATCCATCGAAAATAGAAGCTGGTCGAGAATGAGAATGTCTACGCTCCCTCTGTGCATCGTTGTACTTTTCACGGCAAGGATCGCATACCCATTTCGACTTGTTTTTCTTGGGCAGCTTATGATTGCAGCGAGTGCATCGCCGCTCTTTCTTCCGGCGTAAAATGGTTTTGCAAGTTTCGTACATCGTTAAAGTCCTCGTGGTTTATTGGTCAAAAAGTCTTTCCATGTGGCGCGTAGCCCCTGTTCCAAGTCAGTGGAAGGATTCCATCCCAAAGAGGTAATCTTACGTACGGAGAAAGTCTTGCGGGGGATGCCTGTCGGTTGATCGGTATTCCAAATTATTTCCGGGTAATCGCGATAAGGAGAGGTCAGGGAGATTAGCGAGACAAGCTCGGCAATAGAGGTTCCCTTGCCTGTACCGATGTTGATCACCTCAGGAGAATCCCATTTCTCGATGATAGCTTCAATAGCCGATGCAACATCGTCAGAATAAATGAACTCCCGGATAGCGGTTCCATCGCCCCAGACCTCTAAGGGTTGATGATCGTGAGCGGCTTGATTAAAACGGCGAATCAAAGAAGGAATGACGTGTGCCTGATCGGAATACGAATCTCCTGGCCCATAGATGTTGGAGGGAGCAACCGTCAGGTAACGTCGCCCGTATTGCTCGTAAAAAGCTTTGGCTAATCGCCAACCGCAAATCTTGGCTAGCGCATAGGCCTCAACTGAATCCTCGAATTTACCGGTAAACAAGCTGGTTTCCTCGACGGGCATTGCCGCATCTTTGGGGAACATGCAGGAGGTAGCAACGTGAACCAAAGTCTGCACGCCACAATCATGGGCCGATTCCATGACGTTGCTTTGCATGCGCAAGTTTTGCAGCATGAACTCGACCGGATAATCCCGGTTGGCTTTCACGCCACCAACCTTGGCCGCGCAATGGATGATGATGTCAGGGCGAGCGACGTTAATCATGCGGTAGACTGCACAGGATTGCGTCAGGTCGATTCTTTCGGAAGTAACCACCTGATATCTAGATTTGAAATGCCGAACGCATGCGCTGCCAAGCAAGCCACGATGGCCAGTGATGAGAATCTTTTTCATTTCAAAGTGCTCCAATAAGCTTCGCAGAGGACGCGAAACGCTTCGTGTCTCTTAACGGCATGGATGAAAGTAGCCCCTTCGCGCACCTTGTTGGCTACGAGCTGCAAGCCCATTTCGGTTTCGGTTTCGCAAGAAACTCCTGTCAAAAAAGGGAGATGCCTAACCCCTCCCCGAACTGCGCATTCCACAAAAAACCAGTCTATAAAAGGAGTCACGGGATCGGCCACCAATCCCCTGCCCGATGTCACCATTTTAGCGAGTGCGTTGCGATGGCAGAAGTAAGGGGGTTGCATCGCAATTAATGGGAATCCTTTATGGTAATCTTTGCTCCAAGTAATCGATCCATTTTTATCTGTCCATGTTCCTCCGGGAATCCGAAAATCGTTTACCTGATTGCTATAAATCGCGTTATCATCGGAGAAAAGGTATTTAGGTAGCTGAGGCGTAAAGCAAAAAGAATCCGAATCATTCATCAAAAACCAGTCCGCGTCAAATTCAAGCAATCGCTCCATTTGCTCTATCTGACGATCCCACGTGATTTGACCAATATAACCGCGTAGGCCAGCGAAAATGGATAAAGTATTGGGAATGCCTTCAATCTTGGAATCCGTTGGGGAAACAACGATCACGGGACATCCGTGATGCTGGTAGCAGATATTCAGAATCTCGATCTGATGCCTATCCCCGGCATAACCGTGAACCGAAACTAGGGTGCGTTCATTCATTTGAGCTGATACCTTTCCCTGACGGCGCGAATAGCATCGTCCGATTTGACTCCGTGGTAGATAAGCACGTCTTTATTTTGATCGAAAAGCTCCTCGGGCGTGATATGTTTTTTTTGAAAGTCTAATTTGATAAGCTTGGTATCGCCTACCTGAGTCAGCATAGCGTGACGGTGATGATAATCCCAACCAATATCAGGAGGGCCTCCCGCGAGTCCGGGAAGCACGTGCAGGATATCCGGGTGATACATGGCCACGGCATTAACGTGATAATCAACATCATTACCCCAACGTCCCTTAGGCTGAATAGTTCCAACAATGGTTCTTTTCTTCGCTTTCTCCCTTTCCCATTCGTTCAGAAGTTCCTCAACCCATCCCTTTCGGGTGATCGCGCAATCGGATTCAAAGATGAGAACGGCATCAACATCACGATAGCGGTTATTGAATCGACGTTGCTCTCCAACGTACTGAAATAGGCCATAGGCTAGATCATTACATCCTGACGGATAGCCTGTACCTGAGCGCGTACAACGCCAATGCTCGACGCTGACAAACTTTTCCTTGGTATGCTCGATTAGCTCAACGGAGGGAGGCTCGGCATCGTGGCGTCCCACAAAGAGGAGATGGGCCTTATCGGTCTTTTCGTCCAAGAGATCGCATGCCAAATCCACAGCACGCTCCATCTCGATCAGGTCGCCGCCCCAGTATAAAGCGGCGAGTAAGAGCGTTCCCATGACGATGGGTTACTGAGCTTCGCCAAAACCCTCGATCATAATCGACAAGGCTGCGACGGCTTCCGGGGGAATATGGTTCTGACGGTCGCTCTCGCCAATATTCAATTCCTCGTACTTGATCGTTTCAAGATCGGCCTTAATCGTGGTCGTCTTGTGGTAAGACATTTTTTCCGTGAGAAAGGCCTT